ATGACACTTGCAAAATTCCGTATCACAATGGATATGCGAGAGATCAACGCAATGATCGAAAAGGTAGAGTCGACTCCGCGCAAGATCGCTGCACATCTCCGAAAGACCGCAATCCCAAAGGCATCTGCGATGCTCACGGATGCTTGGTACTCAGAGGTGCCGATGGGTAATGATGCTGATCGAGATAAGCAATCTCGAAAGCATAAGGCGAAATGGGCGGGTGTGCCGGATGTTGTCAGTTCCATCAACACTAATGTTCGGCACTGGGATCGAGTCAACAGCTCGGTATGGGTTGGTCCAGAACTGATGGATACGACAGGCCGAAGTCCTGGTAATAAGTTGTTTTTCGACTACATGGGCACTACGGATCGCATGATGAGCTTTTGGTCTGGACCTCAAGGTGGACCAAAGCGTTATCGTGCTCGCCGGAAGACCAAAGATTGGGTCGCCAAGAGAATCAACGATACAGCAACTCCTGCTGTCGTCTCGATGATGATGAGTGAGTTCGAGCGTGGTTTTCAACTGGAGTTCAAAAAGTGACGCCAGATTTTGCATTACGAAGCTACTTACTCAACAACACTGGCACTGCGGTCACATCGATTATCGGCAGCGGAACTTCGGCTAAATTCTATCCAGACGAGTTGCCGCAGAATTGTGGCCTACCAGCATGTGCGTACAGCGTGATCACGACTCGAAATGAGCATCACATCTCAACCGGTGGAACTGCCGATTGGGGACGCTGTGGCTTTGCTACCTCGAGGGTTGAAATTGAGTGCTACGCTAGCACGCGCAGTGGATCACAGTCGCTTGCTGACACGATCATGGACTACGTTGCGGGACCAACAGCACGCCTCCGTGGTGTTTATGGTGGCGTTAACATCTACGACTGCATGGTAGCCACAGGCCCGAGAACTTATACCGAACAAGCGACCGATGGCGGAGACGATCGTCGGTACGTGACTGTTATTGAATTTTCCGTCTCGTTTTCTGACCAATAGGAGTCCGAGTAATGCCCGTTACTGAAACACACGCAGACACAGGAGCAGGTGCTACGATCAGCTTTTCTGGCACCACGTTCGCTGCGAAGATCCGCTCCATTCAATTGCCAACTTGGTCAATTGAGGATCTTGAGAAATCTACGCTTGATACCACGGCGTATAAAGAGTTCGTCCCGAGCGATTTGGTTGAACCAGGAGAGGTTAGTGTCACTTGTCTAATGCCAACCTCGATCGATCTGCCGGTGGTTGCTGCAACAGTGACTGAGACCTGCACGATTACTTTCCCACTCCGCAAGGTGGCCTCCACTACAACGACCTCAAATGAGACTACCGCTGCCAATATAGCTGGAACGGGGTACTTCAAGTCGTTTGCGTTTCCGAACCTGCAACTCGGGAATTTGCAAGAAGCGACTTTTGTGTTCAAATTTGATGGCGGGACAGGCCCGACCTTTACTAAGTCGGCGTAAGTTATTTCCTTGGGCTAAGGAACTTTTCTAGTGTATAAAATTGATCTTAAACCGCACAAAGGCATTCAGCGAACCATTTTTGGTCCCGTTGAGGTCGAGCACAACCAGTGGATGATTTATGCCAACGGGCTGCATGTCGGCTATGTTGGCAAAGACCCTGGCGCTCCGATTAACATTTTTGCGGAGTTACCGAAGTCGATGCTGATCGAAATGAAGAAATGCGTCGAAGAGCACATGGGCGCTCCTGCTCCAATGGCAGTTGCTCCAAGTGATGAAGAGGTTGGAAGGCACCTTAATTTGATCGAAGGAGAAGACGAAGATGAGTGATGTGTTATCGAGAGAAGGGTTGCTTCAAAAAACGAAGCGACGTTACACCGAAGTGAATTTGCCAAGTGGTGGTGTCGCCCGTCTGCAAAGCCTGACCGAGCTTGAGCGATCCGAGTACAACTCCAGTTTGCTCGACAAAAAAGGCGACCTCGATCGAGAGAAGTTGACGTACGGCACCATGATGCTTCTGTGTCGCATGCTGGTCGATAACGACAACAAGAGAATGTTTCTCGACCATGAGCATGAGATCTTGGCATCGATCGATTCGCTGGACATGGAAGTGCTTGGCGATGAAGCCCGAAAACACATCGGATTTGACGCTGAGTACCGCAAGGACTTGAGAAAAAAATCCGAAGCAACGCAAGATTAAGGATCGCGGCTGAACTTTGCTTGCGTGCAGGTGAACTCGATGTCATGGCGTTTATGGATAGCGTCGACCCGAAAATTTTGGACTTCTGGGAGGCTTACGATTCGCTTTATTCTCTGAATCCACACGATGACGACATGCGTAAATATGCAAGTGTTGTCTCCATGATCCAGAGGTTTATGGCGTTCTTCGCAAGTGCCAACGGAGTGCAAATGGAACTGATGAGCGACAACGACTTTCTACCTAAGCGACTGCGATATAAGCATGAGCAAAAGGTTGAATCGGCACAGTCGATCGAAAAGAAAACAGTGGCTGGTTTGCGTTTAATGAAGTGAGACTTGCATGGCGATCATTCAGTACGGTGGCATCCGAATCGACGTGCAAGCCAACACTCAAGGCGTCAAGGCTTTGCGGACTGACATGGCTAGCCTAAGTCGTGAGTTCGCAAAGACCATGACTCCGGTTGAAAAGCTAGAATCTAAGCTAGCTAAAGTCGCTGCGCAGATTCAAAAACATGGTGAAGCCACAGTATTCACGGATCGTGTCACCATATCCGCAGTTAACACTTATCTAGAGGCTGAAAAGGCTGCCGGTCGGTACGCAGAAGCTATTGACTTTGTTGCCAAACGACTTCCTGAGCTTGCTGCAACCATGAAGCAACTTGAGGAAACTCGACGCCGAGACGATGCCATGGCCGCTGCGGCAGCCTCTGCGAAGCGTCAGGCTGAAGTCGATAAGCTTGTCTTGCAAGAACGAATTGAACGTGAGAGACAAGCTGCTGCCTTAAGTAAGAAAATAGACAAGGACATGGCGAACGAAAAGGTCGCAACTCAGAAAGCAGCAAACGACCAACAGAAGCAGTTAATGCAGCAACTGTCTGATGTAGAGGAGTTTTTTGAGCAGAGAAGTCTTGCGCGGAAAAAGTCATATATCGATCACAAAGTCCGACTGGAAAAGGAAGCGGCAGAGCTTTTAAAGGCTATTGCAAAACAGGCAGAGGAATTTGAAAAGCAACAGAGAGAGCAAGCACAGGCACAACTTGATTTAGAGGCAAAACTTGACGCCGAGCGCATTCACCGTAAGCGAAACGACCGTCAAAAAGCCGCAGAAATCACAGCAGAAGATGAGAAAAGAAGAAATGACGAAGCAGCAAAAACAGCAAAACAAACCGCCGATTTAAACGAAAAGCTTTTGCAAGAAGAAATGCAACGTCGACGAGCAGCTCGGCAGACTTCGGCAAAGCTCGACGAACGTGATGCACAAACTGCCGCAAATGCTCGCAAAAAAGAAAAGCAGGCCGCTGATGCAGCCGCACGCGATCGAGAGCGAGAACTTGAAAAAGAAGCAGCGATGCGAGCACGCGCACAGCGCATGGTTAACGCTATTCTTCGAGAGTCTATGAGCCCTGTTGATCAACTTCGCATGCGGCTAGAAAAGCTTCGTGCTGAACTTGACAAAGGCCGTATAAGCCAAGAGCAATTTGCCGCTGCTTCGAAAGCCACAGCACAACAAATCCGCAATCTACAAAGTGCTACTGGAGAAATGAGTCGAGGTGGTCAGTTCGCCACTAGCTTTGCAAGTGGACTATCTCCTATAGGCGCTTTGACTGCAGGCGCGGCAGGCTTTGCAGCAGGACAGAAGATTATCGAGTTTGGACGCGACTCTGTTACAGCATACATGGATATGAGATCGGCCCTAATTAAACTCGAAGTCACTCTTGGCAGTGCCAGCAAAGCCAAGGTCATGTTTGAGCAACTTCGCTCAATTGCTGCACAGATGAGTCTTACAAGTGAAGCCGTTTTAAATGGTGCTGTAACGATGGCACAGTTTGGTGTTACGGCACAGCAACTAGAACCTGCAATGCGAAGACTTGCAATCGTTTCCTCTGGCAACTCCGAACGACTGCAATCTCTTGCAATCGCATACGGTCAAGTAGCTGCCGCAGGACGTTTAACAGGCCAAGAAACGCTCCAGTTTGTCAATGCTGGTTTCAACCCTCTTGCTGAGATCGCGAGAACTACCGGCAAGAGCATGGCGCAACTCAGAAAAGAAATGGAAAACGGACAGATTACCGTTCAGATGGTTGCTGAAGCTTTCCGAACTGCTACTGAAGCTGGCGGTCGCTTTTTTGGTATGGCAGAAAAGCTTT